CATGTCGCGCGGTGTTGGTTCCCCGCCAACTGGCGTTGGCTTTCAACTCATCATCATTGATGACCCGATTAAGAGCCGTCAGGAAGCCGAAAGCGAAACGTACCGCGACAGAGTTTGGGACTGGTACACCGACGATCTTTATACCCGCCTGGAACCGGGCGGAGCGATCATTTTAGTTCTGACCCGCTGGCATCATGACGACTTGGCGGCAAGGGCAATCGCCAGTGAGCCGGGTAAATGGAAGGTTCTTTCCCTTCCCGCTTTGGCTGAAGACTTCGACCCGCTTGGGCGTGAGCCTGGACAGGCATTGTGGCCAGAGCGTTACACCGAAAAAGACCTTGCGAGAATCCGAAAGATTCTCACTAAATCAGATGGCGAATACAGTTTTCAAGCTCTTTATCAACAGCAACCGACTCCGCGTGAAGGCGCGTTTTTCAAGGTTGGAAAGATTGAAGCTGTACCAACACTCCCCGCGAATCTTCGCTTGTGTCGCGGCTGGGATTTGGCGGCATCGGATGGCAAGGGTGACTACACGGCCGGCGCGAAAATCGGCGTAGATTCCAAAGGTGTTTGGTACATCGTGGATGTTCGGCGTGGACAATGGTCAGTTGATGAGCGCAACGACACCATTAAGCAGACCGCGAAAATGGACGGCCTGCATACGCGAATCCGAATCCCGCAAGACGCTGGTCAGGCCGGTAAAGATCAAGGCGTGATGCTTGGCCGAATGCTGGCCGGACATGGGATTACGATTAAATCCGTCAGCGGAAAGAAAGAGGTTCGAGCGCAAGGGTTGGCTGACCAAGTGAATATCGGCAACGTCAAAATGCTTGAAGCTGACTGGAACTCGGATTTCATTGAAGAATTAAGGCAGTTTCCAGCCGGAAAACATGACGATCAAGTAGACGCTCTGGCCGACGCCTTCAACGAATTGGCTTTGAAGGACGATCAAAAACCAGCAACAACACCGGCGATCCCGCAAATTCGGACACCGGATATTTTTGACAGGACGGCACGGCGCGGGCTTCCGTCTGCGGCGTGGCAAATAAACAATCAAGGGAGAAGATAGAATGTTTGAGAATCAATTGGACAAGGCAATCGAAGTTGCGAGCGCGGCGGTTGCTCAGGCTGAAAATTTTGAACGGCAAGGCCGCGAAACGGCGATTGCTAACGCTGGCGCGGTCAAATTCTTGGAAGGACTGAAGGCAAATGGCTTTCTGCTGCTGACGCCGATGGATGCGGCGAATTTGCCGAATGGCGATCAACCAGACATTGCGCCAGAAGTCGCGTCGGATAAATTGGACGCTGAACTTGCCCGCGTGAACGCGAAAGTTCAAGCGAAGGCGGCGGGTAAATAACGATGCTCACAGCAGGTTTTGCCAGTGCGTTCATCGCGCTGGTTATCACAAGAAAAAGAGGTTTTGGCGGGCTGGTTCTCAAATTGAGAACCGCCTTGTCAAGCTTCACACCAATTCAATGCTCGCTTTGCTGCGCGTTCTGGTCATCGGTTTTCTTGTGTTTTGAATGGCCGAACTGGAAGGCCTGGCTTTTGAGTTCGTTGGCGTCGTCAGGGCTGGCCTGTTTGGTTTTGGCCTTGTCTGGCGCGTTAGATTTGGATTCTTGATTTATGCGAGTGTGGCTCATTGGCAGCAACCGGCCTGTAACCGGCGTTAGGTTCGACTCCTACCGCTCGCTTTTTTTGAATTATGAAACTCATTGACGGCGAGTGGTGGTCATGCGGCTGAGGCGGGAAACCCACGCAGCGCGTGACGTTGCCTGAAAACTCAACCGCGATAGTCTTCAACTTTCCGACGCCGCGAATGATTAACGGCGCATCCGGGCAACGCTACCACGTTCGCCCGTTGATGATGGCGGTTGATGTGGCAACCGATGACGCGGCCAACTTCATCGGATTAGGTGACGCCAGAGGAATTTTGCCAGAAGATCACCTAAAGCTGACCGGTTATCAGGCGAGAAAATGACTGCTTTGATTCTGGCAATTTTAATTTTATTCGTAACCGGAATTATCGCCCAAAAGCAGGATTATTGGCCATGAGTTTGTTGATAGCATTGGGTTTGTTTATTTCAATCTTCTTTGTGGCGCGAAGGATTTTTCGTGGTCACGTTCGGCAAGTCAAAGAGTTTGTAAAAGAACTCAAAGACAGCTAAGCGTTTGGTGTTTGGACGGGTGAAGGATTGGCGAAAAGACGACAGGTAAAAAAGACGGCCTCACAGCCAGTCAGTGCGTTGGAAACTACCACTGTAGTCCAACCGCAATTCGGGAACCGAACGCGGCGCGTTGCGGCGGTTGAGACAATTGCCGAACGCTCCGCCGAATACGTCACAGCCAGAATCAGCTACACGCCATCACTGCGCGCTCTCACACACGCAGCGGATGAACTCTCTTGTCAGTTCGGCGTTGAAATCTTCGACAAGATGGCGTTGGACGGTGAATTCTCCGCCGCACTCGATACTCTTGTCTATGCCGCATGCGCCAATGAGATCAGCCTTTCCAATCCATTGCCAGAAAATCATGCCGACTACGCGAAAGCTGAACTTGTCCTGGAGTTTTTCAAATGGGCGAACGAGCGGCATCCGGCCTTAACGACTGAAGCCCTCACGCAGATCGCTCGCTCCATGCTGCTTTACGGCAATTCGATTGCTGAGTTGATTTTCTCGATTGTTGACGACGGGGATTACACTGGAAGCGAGGTTTTATCAGGAATCCGCCCGCGCCTGATTAAAGAAACATCTTTAATCGTTGACGACTTCGATAACGTTGTCGGTATCTACCCACTGAATCAAGTCTCTCTCACGCTTCCAATCGGGACTTATATTCCACTGAAATACTCGGAAGGCGGCGAAGTTGTTGCCGGTCGAAATAAACTCAAAGGCATTCTACCGCGCACGAAATTCTTGCTCACGACATGGAATAAGCAAGGCAATGATCCGCGCGGCAGAGCCTGGGGGCTTGCTGCCTATAACCTTTGGTGGTTAAAGCAGCAGGTCATCAACGAGTTCCTTTGCTGGATCGCTCAATTCGCAAGACCGTCCCTGTGGGGCGAAACCGCGCCGGATGCTCAGGCCGTTTGCGTCGTTGATCCTACAACCGGCGCAGAGACGACGATAAGCCCGACCGACCAGATGTTGAGCGTTTTGCAAAACATCCGTAACGGCTCGGTTGCGGCAGTTCCGCACGGCGCGGCAATTCACACGCTGGAAATGACCGGAAGCGGTGAAATCTTTCTGGCCGCACTGGAAAAGATTGACAACATGCTGACGCGCTCATTGATGAAGCAACACTTAGCCACTGGCGAAGGCCAGCATCAAGCGCGAGCCGCCGCCGAGACGCACCAAGACATTCTCGGTCTGATGATTGCCGTCGTTCGCCGTGTCATCGCCGAGTCTTTGCGCCGGGACATTTTCCACCAACTCACGATCATCAATTTTGGCTCCGATGCCGGACATTTGACGCCAACGGTTTCTCTTGGTGACGGCGACGGCTTCCCTGTCACCGTCAGCGAGGCGGCGCAACTGACCGGTCAGAAAGCGGCTGACGTGATTGATATGCGTGAACTGGTCAAGCAAATGGGCTTGCCTTTGATGAGTGAGGAAGCTCAGGCCGAAGCTGAAGAAAAACGCCTGGAAATAACACGCGCCAACGCGAACAAGGCAAAGGTGAGCAATGACGAAAATTGAAGCTTTGGGCGCAAATTTCAGCCGCGTGAAAATGGATGATGCGGTTTGGGTAAGGATCACAGAGAGCGACGATTCCTATGTGATTCCGGCCAGCGAGTACAAGGCCGCGCCTGACAGGTTGCGGCAAATGGTTCATCCGACTGATGAAGATTTTATCCTTGATGTGCTGGCCGCGCCCTATGGCGGCGCATTTGATGGCCGCGATGTGCATGGTCAGTTCTTTGATGAGTCAACGAACTTTCATGACGATCTGTTGCCGTTCCCGCCTGTTTTTTACTATCACGGCGAAGCAACACGACAGAAAGCGGAAGTTGACGGCGATACTCATGCCTCAGACATCGGGCGCACGGTCAAGCGTTGGCGCGACGGTTCCGGGCTTTGGTTCCGAACCGAACTCAACAAAGATCATGAGTTGACGCCGCGATTGATGGAAGCCGCAAAAGCAGGGCGATTGTACGCTTCGACGGGCGTAGTTCCGGCCAAGCATCGCGTTTGTGATTTAGAGACGGTTAGACAAGGGCAGTGCGAAAAAGAAGGCCACATCCGGGATTGGCTTATCGGTGAATTATCGCTGATTGACGTTGATCCTGAAGCTGGCCGCTTCCCTGCCAACCTTTACGCTATGGCTTTCCCGGCATTGAAATGCGCTTGCGCCGATGCGGAGAAAGCCGAGCAAATCTTCGGAGAGCCAATCGAGCTTTCTGAAACAGTCACGCTTGCGCTTGATGAGCGTGTGAAACCAACCAACGAGGGAGACGAAAAAGCTATGACCAAAATGGACAAGCTGAAAGCCGCGCTCGCAAGCTTCATGAAAATGTTTGATGAGCCTGACGATGACGCGACTGAAAAGATGGCCGACAAGCCGGACGCGGGAGTTAATCCCGATCACGGCGATGAGCGCGGTCATATCAAATGCGGCTGCTCAGGCAACGACGAAACTCAGAAAGGCGCGATGGGCGCAGATTCCGAGCAGGTCAGAGCCTTGCAATCGCAATTACAACAAATGCAATCGGCTCAAGCTGCCGCCGAAGATGGGAGCTATCTGGATGGTCTGGTGCGGAGCGGCAAGCTTACACCAGCCGAGAAGGATGGTCAGCTTAAGGCTTTTGCGACGGCGCGAACCGCTGACGCGCTTTTGAAAGACGGTTCGACTCCGATGCTGGCAACGCTGAAAGCTGCGTTGGAAGCTCGACCAAGCCGTCATCAATTCCAGAATCCCGAAAGTGAACTCCGCCTTGCCGGATTCAGCGATCCAAACCAGAGCGGCGCGGTTGATCCGAGTTACGTCGCCAAAATGCGCGCCTCTGCTGGCGTGAAAGGAGCAAAGCAAAATGGCTAATCCGAATTGCCCGACTTGCCAAAGCTGCTGCGTTGATTTTTGCGTCGGGGAGATTAAGCCGACGTGCCTTTGCGAATGCCCTACCCAGAGCGTTCGCGTGAAGCCGAATGCCAACCTTGTTGCCGGAACTCTCATGGGACAACGGGATGATGGTTTTTGGGATGCTTACGATCCGAACGATCAGAACGGCCTCAGTACGCCGCGCGGTGTTTTGATGCTGCACACGATCACCGATGACAGTGGCCATGTGGTCAAGAACGTTCATCCGTACAACACGGGATGCGGAGCGTTGACCGCCGAAGTCTACATCTGTGGAACGTTCACATTCCAAGAAACTGTCGGGAACTTAGGGGCTGCGTTGACCTATCCGGGCTTTGGCCGCGTGATTTTGGGCAATGTTGGCGGGGCTGGAATCTGGAAAATGCTTTCATAAGCTAATTACAATTGCATTTTTTGCAACGAGCGTAACGATGCGGGGAATGGAAGGGAGTTTGCAAAATGCCAGTTACTCAAGGCGGGTGTATCTACCCGACAAACGCCGAATGGCGACAATTGCAGGAAGATTTGATCCCTCTGTTTGATGAGGGAAAGCGCGGAATGGAGATTTTGCCGTTTCGCTCAACTGACCGAAACCGAATTTTGTTGGGTAAGCCCGACAACATTCGGGGCATGCAGAGTTGGCGTGACCTGGATAATCCGACTCGCAATGAAACCAGTGGCTATAACTACTTCGGTTCTGTGTGCGAGGCAATGCCGGGTTACTGGGGCGAGAACTCGCTGATTACTGAACGCTTCCTGACTGAAATGGGGAACGTT